GCTGCGGGGCCATTTATCGAATGGGACAGTTCAAACACAACATCTCTTCCAACCCCAATCGGGGACCACTGGGGCTGGGTCAGGTACTCGCCCGGTGCACCGGCAGATTGCAAGATGCCTTGACCAAAGGTCTTTCCTCTATCAGTGGACCAGTTGAGGGTGATCTGGGCCGGGGCGCCATTTATATCAAGTGGCCCGGTGCCACATTCTATGTCTGCTTTGAAATTGGTATACTGAATTCTCTTCCCATTGGCCAGGGCCTCTTGCATTGACCGCTCGTCTGTTCCAGCCACGATGTGGGGGAAAGTGCGGATGTAGGAAATCGGGCCGGTGACTCCTCCAACAGTATCTGTATATGTGTCAAGGTCCATCGAATAGATGGTCCCGTTTTGCCAGTCTCCTACAATGTTCTTCCCATATAAATGGGCGCAGCAATTGCCCCGGTGTCTATTCAGATTCCCATTTGCATCGGTCCAGGCCTCTTGGTGCCAACACGACAGGGGGTCGTCTATTGAGGAATCAAAGACCCAGGTCTGATTGCCAGACGGAAATTGGAGGACATAGAACCCATGACCATCCTGCTGGTAGCAGTAGCCAATCGCATCAGTCAGATCACTGCCAGCGGCTCGCATCTTTCTGAAGGCTACTGAGAGTGCATAGTTCGAAATGACCTTGGTCTCGTAGCCCCTCAGTCTGAAGACAATGTCATGTCCCTCGCGGTCCTGGCCGAGCCAATGGACAGCAATGTCAGATCCAGCCACACTGGCTGGAGCGAGAGTTCCGTGCTCAATCACGCTGCCTGGCAGCTCAGCAAATGGATAGAGCGGAGAACCCATGTTATACCAGACTTCTCCGGTCAAGGTCCCCAGCAGTACAATCTCGTGCCTTCTAACAATAAGGGTCTGGAGGAGGTCTGGGAAATTGGACTTCGAGGCGAATTGGAGAGGGTCGAAAGGGGTTATTATGTTGGACAAAGTATTGCCGAATTGCCTAGTCCCAGGCTTATTCCACAGAATGAAAGTATCAATGGTATCTACCCTGTTGGCGCCTGTAAAGGCCCCAAGCGGGTCTACTATCTGATTAAACACATTTGTGCCAAGGTCAATGGTCCAACCGTAGGGGCTGCCATCTACCAGCATTATCTGATTGCCATTATCAATCAGAGAGCATGGGTTTGTGCGATTGGCCATTATAGTGCCCAACAGCTGCAAAGTCCAGTTGCTTGTGATGAAGTAGACATTGCTGCCAATTACACAATACCCATTCCCATTCGAGGCCCGATAGACCTGGCGCACTGGTGAATTTGGCCCCTGCACAAGAGGCACCAGCCCCGGGCGCTGGTAATGGGTGACCGGAACCGGAGCGTCTTTCGGGTTCCCTTCAGGAAAATAGTTTATACACCTCTGACAATTCGCAATCAAGCTCCTGGCAGTATAGGAGCCTCCAGGCAAGAATAGTCGGGCCACTTGGAGGCTCCAACTGCCAGTTAGACGTACAGAACAGCTACAGGGCCGACAGCACTTGTATAGGTAGTGGGCGGGGTGATCGAGGCATTTGTGCCAAAGGTCCCGCCGCTTGCTGACTGAGTAAGCAGCGTCAAGGCTGGAGAGTTATAAGCCCTGAACTTCGCCGTCGTGCCATTCATGATCAGGGTAATGAAATAAAGCCCCGGGGCTGCCAGATACGCCGCTGTGAACGGGATTCTCTGCCAGATATTGGCCGTGCCAGCCGTAGTGCCAGCCAGGGCAGAGTTGGCTACCAGAGTCCCAGCCGCGTTGTGGAGCTCGACGATCCACCCATCTGTTCCGCCTGTCGAGCCAACAAGAAGTTCAACGCCGGTTATCAGGATGGAGGGGGAAGGGGCTCCCAGCGTAGTCGAGTCTACCCCTACAAAATAAGAGACTGAGAAGCGCTGATTGGCAATCCCAGTCACATCTTGGTTATTCCCCAGCATCAGTAGTCCTGCGGCCAGTTTTTGCAGCGAAGCAAAGACAGACTCCGGCGCGGCTCCTTGGACATTGTCTGTGTCTACCGGAACTCTCTCATTCCCAACAAAGTTCGCGATGCTCGGCAGGCCATTTGTTAACATTCCACTCATCTTCCAGATTCCTTCTTTCTACTTGTCTGATTGACTGTTGATTACGACGGCAGCAGCGGGAGGGTGAACCAGGCCGTTGCGGAGATGCTGAAGAAAAGTGCCGGACAGTTGGCAGCGACCGAGAGCGCTGCATTCGCACTTAGCCCATTAATAGTCCCTCCTGTCGGCGGGTAGACCTTCAACACCGCTGCAGCGTTGTCAAGCACCAAGGCCCAGGACGAGAAGGCCCCGGTTGCACCAGCCGGGAGGATTACTCCCTTTGTCCCGTCGGCCCCTGTGACATTAGTAGTCCCGGTTGTTATCGGGGCCGCAGTCGCCGCATTAGTCCCTGTCGCCGCGACAGTTGCCAGGGTCGAAGTCTGTGTTCCATTCTGAATAGCATTAGCCTGGGCTTGGACCGTCGTATTGGCAGTCGTAGTGGAGTTAACCTGCCCTACCATTACATTAAGATCCGTCCCATCGACGAGACGGAATCCTGGTTGGAAATTAGGTACTGTGACCATCGTGAGACGGCTCCTTCTAGTTGGTCGGTTATGTCAACAGTTCGCCAGGCAGTGACCGGCCCACTGGCGAAGGGGGGCCGCTCGGCCCCTTTGCTCTATGCCAAATTGTTACGCCCCAGGCGACTTGGCTGGAGGAGGAGTCACCGGAGCACCAGTGTCAGCCGAAGGGGGAGTGGCCGGGACCGGCGGAGTCCCAACTGAATTGGCCGGGATATTAGAGGCCGGGGTGTTCGAGTTAATCGCTTGGGCGATCTTGGCTGCGTTTGCCTCGGTCTGGGCAAAAATCGCATCGACTTTGGCTTGGACCGGAGGCGGCAACGTAGTGCCACTTAAGGCATCTTTGAGCTGTTGCTCAATGCCGGCCATTAGAGTTGAAAGGGAGTCAAGTTGACTCGATTCATTAGTCACATCGGCGATAATTTGGTCTAAAGTAGCCATTATTTTCTCCATTTGGGACAGTACAAGATCCAGCTTGGCTGAATCGTATTGATTCTGGACAAGTTCTTTTATTTCTATGAGGGCCACATTTCGAGTCCTTTCCTAGTTGCAAAGTCGTTTTGTACGGCCATTGATTGACGGTCAATCTTAATACGACCGATCCGAGAATATATTGTAAATCCCCGGCCGGAGGATATCCGCTGGCATACTCAGCCTAGCTATCTGGACATTAGCGCCTCGCAGGACATTGAGAGAGTCTTTCGCCAGGCCTGGCAGCTGGTCCCCCGGATAAGAGGCCATTTGATATACCGACCGGAGCCTCAGTGCCAGATTGTACAACATCGCGCTGTAGTACTCATACGGGATGTTAAACACAGCAGCAGCGGTTGCGAACGCCACTGGGAGGGGGGCCAGCACAGTCACATGCACAGCATATACAGTAGCCTGCGGTACAGGCCATGTGTAGACAGTCCCAAGCGGCCAAGTCGCGTCGTAGAAGATCCAACCAGGGAAGGACTGCAGTTGTTTCAGCGCGATCTTGTTGTAGTCTTCTCGAGATTGCAGAATCGCCAGTGGGTAGTCAATCTGATTCGGCTGGCTCTGGGTCAGCTGTCTTAAGAACGCGCTCTCCACCTTGGCTGGGCGCATTGTGCCAACCCCAGTATCCATATTCCCTCCTGGCCCAATGGTATAAGTCAACGCCCCGGTCGAGGTCACAGCCAAATCAACCAGATGATAAACCAACCACCGCTTCCGCTCCCACTGCTGCAGCATCAATTGGAGCCGTGTCCAGGCCTTGTTCAGGTCCTCTGCCAGCGCAGTTTGCCCTACGCCGATATAGCCACATTCCTTGAGGGCCTCATTTGCAATGTCCCCAAGGGTAGTGTTGGTCGGGTCGAGAATGCTCACAGTGCAACAGCCCTATTCGGTTGAAGAGGCCGCTTTGACACTTTGCCTAACCGCCGCCCTGCTAACAACAGCATTTGCCTGCAACTCGGCGCTCTTGGCCGCCAGTGCGTCATTTCGCTCCGCTTGCAATTGTCTCAGCTGCTCTTCGAGATCCTGAATGCGTTGGTCTGAAGACATCGGAGGGGCTTTGCCACCACCCGCCTGAATTGCCTTGGCCGGATGATCGTGCCAGCCTTGCTCACGCAGCGAATCTCCCTCTTGCTTGTTCTGCGCGATTTCCCAGATTATCTCCCTCTGTTCCCCAACCGCCTTCGGCCCGATG